CACCACCGTCAACGACACACCCGGCGGCAACACCGTGTCGGCACCGGCGCCGCTATCGGCAATCTGTTTGATCGCCTCGGTCAGCAGCGCCAGCGCATCGGCCGCGCTGCCGGCATCCGTCACGCTCACCGCAACCGACACCGTCATGGCCTCGGCGCCGCTGCCCGTGTCACTCACGGGGAGCGTCACCGCCACGCCGGCCAGCGCATCCACCGCGCTGCCTGCATCGGCCAGCGCCACCAGGATCGCCGTCAACAGCGCATCGCTGCCCGCGGCCGTGTCGCTCACGGCCAACGTCACCGTCACGCCCAGCACATCCGCCGCACTGCCACTGTCGGCCACCGGCACACTAGCCGCCAGGTTACCCGGCACATCGACGCCGCTGCCCGTGTCGCTCACACCTAGGCTCGCCAACACCTGCGCCAGCACATCGGCGCCGCTGCCCGTGTCCGTGCGTGCCAGGCTCGCCGCCAGGCCGCCAGGCGCATCCGCCCCGCTGCCCGTGTCGGCCAACCCCAACGTCACCGCCACCTGTGCCAGCGCATCGCTGCCGGCCGCCGTGTCGCTCACGTTGATCTGCGATGATCCGCCGGCCGGAAGCAGTGCCAGGTGCACGCTCGCCCAGTCGCCGGAGGCCACGAACCCGCCAAAATTGCTGATCGTGCCCGACGCCCCGGCCGATGCCTGCGCCGCATAAAACGACTCGACCGCGCCGTTCCCGCTGCTCTCCGTCATCCCCGACGTGCCGGCCGTCAGCCCGGTGCTGTTATAGTCGCCAATGACACCGACGCGCATCGTGTCGGCCACGCTCGTCGTAATGCTGGCCAGCCGTGGCACCGAGAGCGTTGTATTGTCTGTGGCGTAGGTGTCCACCGGACTGCCCGACGTAGCGCACCCCGAGAACGCCAGGATCACCCCGGCCCGCCACGTCGACGTCGACAGCGTGAATGTGTACGAGGCGCCTTCACTGCTTGCCCGCTTCCACGCCACCGTCAGATAAATGGCGTTGCTGCCGTTGTCACGTGTCTCGACGACCTGCGTCCAGCCCGCCGGCAGCGTCAACGTCCCGGCCTCCCGATAGAAGCCGACAACCAGAATGTCGCCATCCACAACCCCGGATGGCTTGTTGATTGTCAGGTTGCCGCCGCTGGCATTGCCGGCCGCAACCCCGGAACGATACGCAATCGCCATTAGTACCGCACCCGCAGCAGATTCAACACACGCTGCACCGCCGGCGTCACCTGCGGCGTGGAGCCGACGATCACCGCCTCCCGGTTGGCGTAAATCTCACCGATCTGGAGGAGGATCGCCGCTTTTGCCATGCCTGGCACGTCGCCAGCATCGGCATAGCCGGCCACAAAGCGCACCGTGATCGGATTGCTGGAATCGAGCGCCACCGACGGCCAGTCGGCGCCCGGCGCCAGCACCACCCGGCCCGGCTCCGTCGCCGTATCCACCCGATAGTTGGCAGCGTCAAATGTGGCAGCCGTCCCGTCCTCGTCGCGATAGGTGATGCTGGTAATCGATCGCAATGGCGGCCGCGGAATCCAGATCACGCCGCCGGCCGGCCAGCCGGGCAAATGGAGATCCCACGTCTGCGGCATCAGCGCGCGCCAGCATTCGCCCTCGACCGCCTCACGCGCCATCTGTGCGTAGAGCGTCAACAGGCTGTCCTCCGCCGTGCTGCTGATATGCAGATGATCCTTGATCTCCGTCAGCGTCACCGGCTCCTCTGCCGGCGGCGTGACCAGCACCCAGCTACCGATCATGCTATTTCCGCTTTCGCTTCGCCGTCGCCGTTTCAGCCGGCGGCGCCACCGCATGTTCCACGGCCAGCACGCTCTCGACGTCGACCGCCGTCGCCGCGCCGATCGCAATCAGCTCGGCGCCCATGGCCTCCGTCACTTCGACCACCTGGCCCGCTTGCAGCACGCCCAGCGGCCCGGCCGCCATCGTCACCATCCGTACCTGCATCACTCGCTCCAATCAGGGCAGGAGGGTAGTGTAAGTCCCCCCTGCCCCGCTACCCTCATGCCTCGGCAGGACCGGCCACCACGGCCGATGCCGCCACGGTCGCATGCGCCGTCACCGGCAACTCACGCGGGCCGTAGAGGATGGCCGTCACCGTGCCGAACGCAATGTTCGCCGTGGCGCTCGTGCGCACCGCCTGCACATAGCGTTCCGTCGGCCGGTAGACATCGACCACCAGCAGCGTGCCGTTGACGTCGTCGTTCGTGGCGCACGTGACCGCCGCACTGGCGCCGGAGAGGGCCGCCATGCCGCTGTCGCTGTCGGCCGTGTTCTGCTCCACCTTCAGCGTCGCCACGCCCGTCGCCACGCTGTCCTCGATCGGACAGACGAACATCACGCCTTCGAAGCCGCTCATGTCGATGCGGTCGCTGTTGCTGTCCGTGTTGGCAGCGGCCGCCACCGGCGCCCCCACCTCACGCACACTCACGTTCTTGAAGAGATTCATGTCTCTATGCTCCTATTGCTAGAGAGAGGGAGAGGAACTCTCTCCCCTCGCAACTTAACCCAGCTTCACGCGCACGAACGCCTCTTCGAGCACCGGCATGCCGTCCGACTCCATGCGGCCGATGAGGGCCACCTGGTTGGTCGTGGCATAGAGCTCGACGAGCCGCTGCATTTCCAGCGCCAGGCTGTCGGCGATCCAGTAGTTGCTGAAGTCGCCCAGGATGCCCACGTAGAGCGCGCTGGTGAAGGTGTTCGGCGCGTACTCGCTCACATCCATCGGCAGACCGAGCAGGCGATCCGGCTCCCCGTCGCGTACCGACGGATACCACAGATAGCCGCCCGTGCCCGCGCTGGCGCCGCTGTCGTCGCGCAGCAGTGCGATCTGCTTGACCGCATCACGATGGAAGATCCAGCGCGCCCGCGGCCAGTACGCGGCTTTGAGCGCGTACTTGGCGTTGATCAGCCCGTTCATGGCGATCGCCGTCGAGCTGTTGCCCGTCGCCACATCGCGGCCGGTGCTGATGCCGTAGGTGCTGGCCGTGAAGACGCCGAGCGGCTGGTTGCTGCCCGTGCCGGTCAGGAACGCCTTTTCCTGCGTGATGCCGAACTTGTAGCCCAGCCGTTGCATGGCCAGACCCTCAGAGTTCGGAACCTTGCGCAGCAGCGTGCGGCTGATCTTCAGCCGCTTGGCCACCGGGTGCGGGTGCAGCTCGCGCCGCCCGAAGCTCATCGTGCTGTCTTCGCTGCCCGTGGCCAGTTCCGCCGTCCAGTCGGCGTCGGCCGGGTCGGCTTCCAGCGTCGGCACGCCGAGGCTGTCGGCGTTCGGCACCGCGAGCACCGTCGCATGCTGGCGGATGAACACCTGGTCGTCGATGGCCTTGATCAGCTGATCAACCACCTGCATCGGCGTCACCAGGAAGCCGCCGGCCGTGTCCAGGTCCACCTGAAGCGCACGCTTCTCGCCGGTAAACATGTACTGCGACCACGCGCTGCGGTGTTCGGGATTCAGCGTTGCCAACAGCGTGCGCCACTCTGCGGACGGCGCGCCGCTGTTGAGCGCCTGGAGCGAGCGCGCCTGGAAGCGATGCCCAGGCTTGCCGCTGCGCGCCTCATCCTCTGCCATGCGGTCGAACGTGCCCAGCGTCGCCTCGGCGCGCGCTGTGCGCTCCTCTGCCTCGATCTGGTCGTGCAGCCGTGCCTCTTCGGCCATGGCCGCTTCCCAGGCCGTGCGCTCTTCGCCCGTCAGCTCACGCTGCGCCGCGGTTGCCGCGTCGAGCAACTGCCGGGCCTCACTGATGCGCTGCGCACGAACCTGGCGCAGCTCTGCAATACGATTTGCCATGATTCCTACCTCACTGGCTATTGGCGTGGCGCCGTGCGCCTACGCTCGCTCTGCAACTTCCAACCGGAGCCGCAGCACCTCCAAGCGCCCCTGCGCCTGGTCGCCGTCGGCAGCCGCCTGGCGCCCCTGCACCAGGTCGGCCGGAATTTCCGGAATCTCCCCAAACATCGGCGAGCCGTCCGCCGCCCGCACGCCCACATCCGTCGCCGGATAGGCCGGATAGGTCACGGGGCTGACGTCGTACAGCTTGGCGCGCATGATGCGCCGCACATAGCGCTCCATGTCGTCGATGCGCCATTTCTCCTCGAGCACCGCAAAGGCGAAGGACATCTGGTTGACGTCGCCACGCTCGATCAGCGTCACCACATCGCGCGCCTGCTGCGTGTCGGGCGGCTCGAACTCCACGCGCAGCCCGACTTCATCTTCCGCCAGGCGCAGCGTGCCGTTGCGGCTGCGGCCCAGCACATAGTTCGGGTCGTGGTTGAAGAGCGCCCGCACATCGTCGCCGGCCTCGATGCTGTCGGCGAATGCGCCCGGCGCAATCTCCTCATAGAATCCCCACAACTCGACCGAGAGCGAATCGAACACCGCCGCATGGCCCTCGATGGTGGGCATGCTGGCGCCGTCCTTGCGCGCCGCCCGCAACTCTGTCGGCGCAAAGCGCCGTTCAATTCCCTGTGGCATGTGTCCCTCCAACCTCTACCAGCACCGTCATCAGGCTGGCCGCCAGCGCCTGCGCACCGGCCTCCTCGATCGTGTCGGCATAGCGCTCGAGCGCGTTCTCCGCACTCTCACCGCCGGCGCCGCACTCGTCGACCACCAGCCGCACCTGGCCCAGGCTGCGCTTTGTGCGCTCCCACAGCGCGCCGTGCACCGCGTTGGCCAGCGTCGTCTCGCGGCGGCCGGAGGCACGCGCCGCCGCCGCCACTGTCGCCGCCAGCTCCTCGCCGGCCGCCGACATCCACCCGTCATAGAACTGCGCAGCCCACTCGCCAAAGTTGCCGTCGTCCTTGCGCACAACGCTGACAGCTTTGCGCCGCAGGTCGTTGGCCTCGCGCCGGGTCAGCTTGCGCGCCTGGTGCTCGACGAGCGGCGCAATCCAGGCCGGGTCAATCGCCCGTGCCGCCTGCGGGTCGCCAAACATCCCCGCCGGCGACATATTCAGCGGCTGCAAATAGACGTCGCCGCCCTCGTCGATCGGCGGCATATTCTCCATGCGCCGGATGTCGTTAGCCGACAGCCAGCCCCACTGCCGCGCCACCGCATAGGACTGGTAGCGGCTGGTCGTGTCGCCACGCAACAGCCCGTCCACCAGGTACTCGAAATAAATTGCCGCCTGTTCGCTGTCAGAGAGCAGATCCCGGAACATCGCCTGCTCATTGCGAATCAGCCACGGCCGGATCGTGTCGGTAACAAACTCGATGGCCTGGTGCTCGATGTTGGAGAACGTCGCATTCTCCAGCAGCCCGATCTTGTGCGGAGGCATGCGGAACAACCGGGCCACCTCCTGCGCCTGGAAGCGTCGCGTCTCCAGGAATTGCGCTTCCTCGGGCGGAATGCCGATCTGCTCGACCTTCATCCCCTCCTCGATGATGCGCGTCTTGTGCGCATTCTCCAGCGTCGACGCATCCCACGTCGCCTTGAGACGCTCGTAGGCTTTATCGGTCAGCGTGCCCGGATGGCTCAACAGGAAGCCCGGCCGCGCACCCTGCGCAAAAAACCTGGCGCCGAACTCCTCGGTCGCCATCCCCAGCGCCACGGCCAGCATCGCCACACGCAGCGGGCTGATCCCCGTCAGCCCGTCCAGCACCATCGCCCGCCGGTGATGCACCTGCCAGGCCGCCAGCATCACCTCCTGGCCGTTCTGTTGCCGGTAGGTGTACTGCACGACGCCCGCCTTGCGCTCGACCGCCATGCGATCCGGCCGTAGTGGCCACAGCTCGCGCACCCGCCCGCCGCCGTCGAGAATGATCTGAGCATACGCATTGCCCCAGCCGGCACAGTGCGACGTCATCAGCTCCTCGAACTCGAACGCCGTCATCTCCGGGTTTGGCTGGCGGCGCAACACCCGGTAAAGCGGATGATTGGTCGCCCGCTCGCGTCCGCCGTTGCGCGTCTCGCGATAGGTAATCAGCGGCAGCCCGGCCACCGTCTCGCCCAGCACCCGGATACAGGCAAAGACCGACGGCAGCGCCAGCGACTCGCCGATCGACGGCGCCGGCATCCCGGCAATCGCCGCCTGGCCACCAAACACGGCGCTCCAATCCATATCCTGCGACGGGTGGAAACGCTTGGCCACCGGCGCCAGCAGAGCACGCATCACACTCATGTAGACCGCCCCACCGGCATCAGCGCCAGCGCCACCGCCACCACAATCAGCGCCGCGCCCGCATAGGCCAGCGTCGCCGCCAGCCCCCACGTCAGGTACACCGCCGCGCCGATCAGCAGCAGGCCGATCAGCGGCAGGATGTCGATGAAAGAGTTTTCTCGAGAAAACTTCGTCATGCCTTGAAGGTAGCACGCTTGAGGGAACTGCTAGTTCACTGTCTCTGTAGTCTCCGCCGGCTGCTCGTTCTCCATGGCTGCCAGCGCATTGCGAATATCGTACGGGTCGTCATGCTCGAATGGGTCGACCGTTTTCATAACCTCTGGGGTTATCGGTTCCGGCTCCGGCTCGACCGGCTTCGGCACGTACTCAATCACCCATCGCCGCCGGCCGCCGCCGCCCCGTCGCCACTTAGCCATCGCTCGGTGTCCTCTCCGTGCTG